GCATTTTATTCTCCTAGCTTATTTCTAATATGCTTGCCACAACATGTAGCCTATTTGCGGTTGCTGCAGTTACTTTTAATATTTCACCCTCTTCAACAACAAGAGGTGCAGTTAATAATTCAATTGTCGTATTAGCACCCACAGCCTTAACTTTAAATAAACTAAACACTGCGGCACTTGCATTTGTTATTGTCACAGTGATCGTATCTGCGTTGCCTGAGTCCTCGCTTACTATAATACTCTTAACAATACTAGTCGTAGCATCAGGAGCAGTGTATAAAGTTGTAACACTTGTAGATGTAAGGTCTAATTTTGCATTTTTATAATTATTTGCCATTACGCCATAAACCACCCTACTGCTTCAGCTTTTTCAGCCGCATTATCAATACTAACACTCTGAGCAAAATAAGCCGCCTGCCGTTCCAACTCTAGAGTGTTAATTAATCTTGCCATGTAGAACCGACTATATTCATTAGGAGCTTGAGGTAATCTCATTAATTGTGGAGGTGCGCTCATCTTAAACCATCCACTTTTGCGTTAATTCTAAATGTACCCATTGACCAATCATCATTAGTTCCTGTGCTGTATACTTTCATTGCTATCTGACGACCCTTTGCCCGTGTCGATACTTTTTGTGTTGAACTTGTTATTGTAAATGGACCTTTCGTGACCTCAGTGGCATTAGGATATTTACGAGTATTAAGATCTACATAAAGATTTGTATCAGAAGTCATTGTAACATCTGGGATAACTTTATCGACTAAATATAAATTTTCACCATCTTGGGTTATTTCACGAGGAGATGATTCGACATATGCGCTCATAGCCGAGCCATTCGCAGAAGTTCCAGTTTCGTGATTGTAAAGATAGCCATCAGGATCAAAGGCAAATGGAACTTTTCTAAACCCAAAACTATCTAGCCAAGCTGTTCTATCCATTGTTCCAATAGACCAAGCATTCTCAAGGTAATTAAACGTCACATAAGAATCTGGCTCTGGGTTTACAGTTCCTGAGGAATTATCATCACTAACATAAAACCACGTTACTTCTTTAAACTTTTTATTGTGAGCGACAATTGTTTTATCAATATAATCCCGTTGTATTCTATCAAATACAAAATACTGAACAGAGCATGGTATTTCTTTTACAGTACCATCATAAGTGAAAAAGTTTGTTTTTCCCATCCAGAATGCATTACCATCAACATTAATCATTGTGTTAATGCCTGCCGCACCTGCATTAGTCGCCAATAGTCTGAAGCTAAATATAAATGGAGGTCCGACAAACGTCATACCATAAATAGCTTCGTCTGTGGATATAATAGTTTCTTCACGAGATGAAACCATAGTAATAATTTTTGTACCAACTTGAAGCCTTTGATCGCCTGCTGTATTTGTTGCAGTTGGCTCCCACTTGGTAAAGTCTTCCTGAGTAGACCACCTGATAAGCATCGGATCAAAAGTTCCTGAACTATAAGCAGAACACCCACCTGCAATAAAGTGCCTATCTGGAAAACTAATCGTTGTAATTCTAACTTTAGCAGGAACACTAGTCGCCCCACTTTCTGCTGAAACTAATGATGCCCGTGTACCTGTTCCAACAGAAGTATCCCAAAAATACATAGCCCCACCACGAACAGTCGCTATAAGATCTTCACCCCACAAATCTAAATCCCAAGATGAATTTTCTAGTGATATGTCTGCCTCAGATTCTGCTCTGGGAGTACCCCAAGTAGATTCACCCCAACCACCAGCACCCCAACCGAGGGCAGGCGTTGCAGACTGATAACCCAATCCTGCATCAACCCCTATTAAATAAGTAAGAACGACTGCAACTCCACCACCTGTGGCTGTACTACTCGCGGCTGAATCTAAAGTAATGGTATATGTGTTTGTCGTTACAGTGGATATTTGATAACCAGCCATTCTATTTAAATCATCAGTAGAAACACCGCCAACTGTTGTTGCTCCACTTATAACGACAAAGTCTCCGTCTTTAGCTCCGTGAGAATTATCTGTAATAGTAACTGTTGTCGTACCAGCTGTGGCTATCGGATTAGGAATTACTCTAACAATAGCCGTTGCATCACTGTGAGTTGCGGCTGAAGTAGAGTTAGTTCCCCTTGTACAACCTGTTAAATCAGAACCACTAATACCTGTGTAGGTTATTATTTCGTCATCTACTTTAAACGCGCCTGCCGTTGGAAAGCCAGACACAGACACTAAAGTAATAGTCGTTTCGCTGTTGTCTAAAGCCTCACCTAAAACACCAGTTTGACCTGAGGTATCCCTAACAGGCGTAATATCGTAAAGAGAACTATCTTGAATTATGTAAAGATGATTGTGAGTTCCAACAGCTATTCTATCTTCACCATCCGTAATAGATCTCCAAAAAACCATTTTACGAGCAATACCTTGAATGGTTGTTTCTGTGTCAGTAACAGCACCTGCCGTTGTTAAAGCTGTTATTGTATCTTTAACCCAACCACCTATTTTAGTTGGATAACCATTACGAAAACGAATTAAATTACTATCCACCCAGAACGGCCCATTCTTGCCTGCGGAATACTCAGTAATGTCTTTTACAACTCCTGGCTTGAACTGTAATAATTGCAATGCCATTAACCAATCTCTCTCATTCTTTTAACAAGGCGTTCAGCTCTATTAGTAACTTGATTATACCAACGACTGTCAATCATTTCTTCAGCAGCTTTGCCCCAGTCTCTTGAATCAACTCCAGCTTTCATTCCTTTGAATTTAGATAACCGAGTCCTTCCCATATTAAACATCATGTTTGCTATAATCTGCTGGGCTTCTTCTGGCAATTCATAAAAATCTGGGTAAAGGATTTCACAATCTGATAAAACATTCTGTAAATCTGATTCAAAACACTGGTTTATTCTTTCTTTACTTACTGGCGTTCCTACTTCTTGGCCATGCTCCTCGTCAGTTTCTAAAATTAAATGACCTATACCAAATGTTGGTAGTCCTAAGTGATCTAAATAAATCTCTTCAACTAATCCTTCGTCAATAGATATCTGATCCTGTAATTTTTCTATGTTCATTATACTTTCCTTGCTTTATCGATAGCTCTTGACCCAAACCAGAAAGCTAAAATAGCGGCGAATATTCCTTTGGTTTCTTCATCCCATAAAACTTGTATGGCCTCGGCAAAATTAGTTCCAGACTTCAGAGCTTCCATAAGTAGTGTTATTTCAATAGTCGCAAACAAAAGAAAGAATGCGTATGTAATTACAGGGCGCACAGATTTTTGTAATCCAGCTATAAAACCTACACCCTTATTAATAGATATATCATGTTGGATAAGTCGATCATGTTCTTTATCGGCTCCCATTGTTTCATACATTTTAAGATCTTGATCGTAGCCAGAAGCTCTTAACTCTGCCATAGCTTTCATTTTGTCTAGTTCATGCTTGTTGTCTTGCTTCCTAGCAAATGAATCTGTAATTGCTGGTACAGCGGAACTAGCAAAACCTAAGACTGTTCCTAATATTGATAACATCATCTTCCCTCCCTATTTCATTTTGGTTTTAGATATTGCGGAACCTGTTATGTATGCCGCAACAATACCAGTATTAGCAATTAAAAATGTAGATAATACAGGCGATATAGATTCCATTCTGTCTAAAGAAACTATAGGCAATAACAACAATGCTACTGCTACAATTGAAACAGCCATAGAAATTATTGCCATTAAGCGTTGGGTATCAGCTTGATTATCTTCATTTTCTAAACGAACAAAAAAAGCATGTTTTGACATTTCTTCGTCTGTAATTACTCCATCCCCATTAGCATCTGCTACTGCATATTTGCTATCTGTTTGAAGTTTCTTTGTCATTTACATTCTCCAGAGCATACCTGCAAGAAGAACAATCATAGTTCCTGCACTGCCAATGAGTATAGCCTCAATTCTTTTTATTCTTAAAATTGTTTCTTTCCATCTCTCTTCAAGTTGGACTTCTACAACTGTAACTCTTTTATCCAAATCTACAATTTTCATAAAAACCCTCTAAGAAGCAGTGTACCCCTTGCCTGCATTAATCGCATTGGTTGTAGCCGTCATTGACTCACTGCCCCAGTCTGTTTTAGCTTTCATTTGCTCAAGGTGCTCAACATTTCTGTCTACTACACCCTGTTTATCTTCGGCTGTGTAATTATCATTTTCCCCAGCCATAGCGTTACCAGCAATAACAGCATTAATAAGGTCTATTGAATTACCCATTGCCGCATAGTCTTTTGCTAGTTTAGCATCTGTTCGAGTACCATCTGAGTTATAATCTGACATTTATCTATCCTTCTAATTCATCAATACGCGCTAAAGCCGCATCCAGTTTTGCTGATAGTTCTTGTATTGCTTTAGTCAAAACAGGAACTAAAGACTCTCCTTTGTATTTTAAATGATTTGAGTCCTCGTTATCAATAATAACAGGATCATCATTTTCAAGAGCCAATACTTCTTGAGCAATGAACCCATATCGCTTTAACCCTGCCGTTTCCTCAGAATCTCTTGAATCTCTAAAGTAAAAAGAACGAGGCTGAAGATCATTCACAAAATCTAACCCGTGAGGGCAGTTTTCAATTTGCGTTTTATCTCTTTCATCTGAGGTAACTGTCCAATCAATCTTTATGTAAGCATTCGTGTGGCTGTTATTACCAATTACGATACTGTTGCTACCTGTAGTAATATTACCTGATGGGGAGTCGGATCTGCCAGAATCTGCTCCCAAAGCTATGTTATTAGTTCCGCTTGTAACTCCATACCCTGCCAATGCACCAATAAGGGTATTTTTATCCCCCGTGCTTACTGACGCTCCTGCGCTTGCACCAATACAAGTATGTTCATCGCCCGAAGATATTGCTCCCCCTGCCTGTGCGCCTACCGCTGTATTAGTAGCACCAGTCGAACATCCATCTAATGCTTGATGCCCAAAAGCGGAATTATTAGCACCTGAAGTTACATTTAAGGCAGCTTGATACCCCATAGCAGTTAGGTTAGTTCCTGTGAAATAATACCCTGCCTTAGTTCCCACCGCAGTCAGCCCAGTGCCTGTTATATTCGTGTATCCTGCTTGAAATCCAACCGCTGTATTTTCATTTGCAGTGGTATTTGAGGTAAGCGCACTGCCTCCAATTCCAGTGTTATACGCACCAGTCGTATTGGCTTGCATTGAACTATTGCCCATAGAAACATTGTCTGTACCTGTAGTGTTGTTATAAAGAGACAATCTACCAACGGCAGTGCTATTGCCGCCTGTTGTATTAGCTTGTAATGCCTCTCGTCCAACAGCCGTCATGTTTGAACCAGTGGTATTAGTTGTTAGAGCCGCATAACCTATTGCCGTATTTTCAACACCAGTAGTCGTAGCATCACCTGATAGACCACCTACAAATGTATTTTTAGTGCCTGTGGTTACTGCTGTTCCCGCAGATGCTCCAACTGCTGTGTTGTAGCTACTTGTCGCTGATGTAAAGTTTTGAGTAGCTAATGCTAAATCTCCTATTGCTGTATTGTAAGAACCTTTAGTGTCTGCACCAAGGCTGTCTCTACCTATTGATACATTTCTAATGCCGTGAGTGTTAGCATCTTGTGCGCCATATCCAACAGCAGTATTGTGATAACCAGCCGTGTTTGCTTCTAATGCTTTTGAACCAACAGCAGTACATAAAGTACCTCCAGATGCTGTAATTGCTGTTAGGGCATTGTATCCTATTGCAACATTATCTTGTTGGTCTGTGGCACTATCAAAAGCCGCATACCCAATAGCTACGTTATTATCACCAGTCGTAATCGCTGTACCAGCTTCGTCACCCACAACAGTGTTGTAGTTACCGCCAGATGCTATTGAGTTACCTGCGTTGACACCTGCCCTAAAGTTAGATGTTCCTGCCGAAGCAGTAATAATATCTGCACCATCTGCAAATGTAACGTCTGCCGCAAAATTAGCCGCACCATCTACATCTATTGCATCAAGATTTGATGTTCCATCTACATCTAAATCACCATTAAAATCTGCGTTACCTGCTAGAGTTAGTGTAGAAGCCATATCTACTGCACCATCAATGTCAACGACATCTAGGTTTGATGTTCCATCCACATCTATGTCACCTGTAACTGTTAGATCGTCTTGAACTTTTAAATCAACCACACTTAGCGAAGCGAAAGCGTCAACTACAGCCGCGCCAGAACCTGCTCCGTCAGAATAAACAACCTTTGTGTCACCTGCTGGAATTGTTATGTTAGCTCCAGAACC